GAGGCCACACTGCCCTCCAGGCACTGCAAAAAAACGCCATCCACCAGCAACAACGCGCCGGTGACCCCCACCTGGGCATTGTTGCGTTGCGACGCTCGGATGATGTCTTTGACGTCAGCCGGGCCAAGCACGCCTCGGGTTCGGCTCGCATACGTCAGTCGAATGAGCATGGGACATCCTGAATGAAGGTGGGCGCGAGTCTAGGCTCTTGCATGAAACCTGGACAGGCATAGGGCATTCATCGACGTCGATGGGGCGCCCACTGAAGGTAGGGGGCAGCACAGCCGCTGATAGCGGCTGCAGTTCGCGAGCGTGCATCGAACAGACAAAGAAAAACGGCCTGTGCTACTTTTCAGTAGCAACAGACCGTTGTCTTGGAGGAGAGAGAGACATTCCTAAAATCTCTTGAAACCCTTTACCTGCCTCATTTTCAAGTTTAAAAAACACCGAAATACCCCCAAATTTACCCCCTGAAGGAGGGTCCATAGGAAGTCTGGCATGCCTATGAGCCATCCGGCACGACCTGTATTGTCTTGCGCCTCACTTCCACATAGGGCTCCGTGTGCTGGAAGGTAAGCTCCACCAACTCAACATTTGGATATCGTTGATGCAGCATCGTTATCACGGGCTCCCATTCGGGGAAATCTGTTCGGACGTAGTACGCACGCTTTAGGATTTGACCCATGATGGGAAGAGGGCCAGCCTTGGGGGTGATGAATCGAACCTCTCGCTCATGGGCCCAGTCGCTGTGCTTGATTGACGTTGCACGCCATATGTTCATCATCTCAAATCGAAAACTGAAGAATCCTGATCGGACTTCTTCGAGGATTCGATCCATTGACCAATCAGGATGGCGCTCGGCCTCTTCTTGGATCAATGTTCCAAACATGTCTGCGCGATTGTGCACGCGTGCCTTCGACGAATACAGCACGCCGGAAGGTGCAATTTGGTACTGCCCCAACACCTCGTCAGGCCACTCTAATTCGAAACAGAACCCCTTTGAGTTTTCACAGTAGTAGGCCCACATCGGCTGGTTGTCCGGCCTGCTCGCGGTCGAATAAATCCCAACTCGCTGTGTTGCTTTGAGAAAATTTGCGCTGTCACTTTCATACCACGCTTCGTAAGATGGAACATCGTGGCTCAGAATTTCGTACTGGCCGCCTCCACCCCGCTCCTTTGCGAGATTTTTGATAGCCCGATCTAAGCTAGCCATGTAGTCGGCTGAGCTTGAGTTCTCAAACTTAGCTTCCAGACTGTCGTTGAGATCCGAGGGGGATGCGAAATAGGCAGAGCCCTCAGACAGGCAACGCAAGGCGGCTGAGCCAGAACGGTACTTGAAGCTGACCCTCCTCGGTGACACAACATGTCCGCCTTCCAGAGACTGTTTCGATTCCATTCTTCCGCCCATGTGTAAGGTCACTTACGTTTTGTGTCGCACTTAGTGCGGTGATAAATCTTAACTTCCGATTTACCACCGCCCTCACATCAGGGTGTTCCGAGCCCCTTGACCCAGCCATATGGCGCCACCCAACCACAACCAAAGTCAAGCCGCGCCTTCACCTCCAGGCCGTCAGTCGTGAACCCTTCGCGGGTCGTGACCTGCACCCCTTCGGCGCCGTCCAAGTAGCCATGCTCAAAGGCCGTTTGGTTGTTCGCGGCCAGATACCACTGCACCTTACTCACGGCATCGAGGCGGGGCTCAACGATCACCTTCAACGAATAGGGCTGCACGTCGCTGGTCTTGATCGGCGTGATTGCTGCCACCACCTGGCGGGCGGTGTATTCCAGCGCAGCAGGCACGATCAGATAGCCCGGATCTTGGTTGATCAAGGCCTCGCCATCCTTTTGCGAACGCATCGCGAGCACAGCAGCGGCAACACCGTTGGCGCCCAGTGCATCGGGGATCTGGGTTGATCGGGCTGCACTGAACAGGGCCGCACCGTCAGCGGTCGGGGCTGCAGTCAAGGCGGCTACCAGCTCGTCCGCCTCACGCCTGGCTGCGGCCAGGCCGTATTTGGTGATGAGGTCAGCAAAGCCGCCCAGATCGTCATTCACCAGGGCCTGGCGGCTCAGGGCCATGATCCGGCCAAACGTGGCCAGGCGCCAAGTGTTGGCGGCATCAGCAATGGTCCCATAGTGGAACTCGCCGGACTCGTTCACCTTTTCCAGGGAAGGCGCACCACCCATGCGGACCACGCTACGCGCACGAAAGTCGCTCAGGTTGTTCTGTCGCGTGATTTGCTTGAGCGCGGCCGGCGCCTCTTGGTAGGCCTGATGCAGCACGCGGCCAACGGCGGAGCCCAGCAGGTTCGGGAAGTCGCTGGTGGTGTGGAAGGCACGCTCGATGATCTGATCCCGGCCATCGTGGTGCGAGACGGGGCGGCCTGCGAGCTGCAGCGCCCGCATGGCGAGCTGAGTGCAGTCTGCGGAGCGCAGGGTTTCGCCAGTGGGCTTGCCACCCAGGCGGGCCACAAAGGTATTCACGATCAGGTCACGCTCACCCTGCCCGCCTGCATAGTCACGGCTCACGTTCAGGTGCCCGCCTTCGCGCAGATCCCGCTTCGCCAGTTCTTCGATGACAGCAGCGCGGGCCGCATCCATCGTGGCGCCTGGCTGAATCAGGGTGGTGGTCAGGTGTTCGACGTTGAAGCGCTTGCACAGGTCCGTGATGGCACGGGAGGTCTCTTGATCGGTGGTTTGGGCTTGGGGCATGGTGCGTGGTCCTTGGTTTGAGTGGGAACGGAAGAAGCCGGCAGCGGGATCAGCCGGCACGGGAACAATGGAAACTTCGTGGGGCTGCCAGCGATAGGCCATGCCCCCTTCAATGGGGGTGCCTTGATCGAGCAAGGCATAGCCAACGGACAGGCTGCGATGAATGCCTGCGATCACGTCAGCGCGGATCTGCTGAGCCTCGGCACTGGTGCCAAAGCGAACCAGGCCGACCACGCGATCACCCTGGGCGGCGAGCTGCTCAACGACGCCCACGGCAAGGCGCGATGTGTCGTGAGCGATCACCAGGGGCAGCGGGGCACGGGCCAGGTCTACGCCATGGGGGGAGCAATCGAGCACCTCCATCACGCCAAAGCGCTGCACTGCGGTGGTGGTGGCGATGGTCGCGGGAATGAGGGCGTCAGCCGCCAGATTGGGGTCGATGCCTTCGAAGCGAAGCGTTCGCTGCAGAAGGGTGCTCATCGAATGCCCTTCTCGACTTCGAGCTGGTCGCGCAGCAGGTAGCTGAGCATGGAGATCAGGCCCAGGGCCTCACCAGGCGTGAGCTTGGTGCTGGTGCTGAAGCCCTCGCCGTGCAGCTCAAGGGTGAGGTTGTGATGGACTGCGACAGTGACCGGCTTGGGTGGCTTCTGCGAAGTTGGACGGGGCCGCGCCGGGGCCTCGTCCAACAGTGCGACGCCGGCGTCGCTGATTGAGATGAAGGGATGGGTCATTGAGGGATCTCCGTTTGGTGGACCGATGTTCGATCCACCCCCCTCAATGACAAATAACGCCGATTTGTCGTCAGCCCTCAGAGGGCTCAGAGGGCTCAGAGGGGCCGCTGTTGACCACCCGCAGCACCTGGCGCATTGACGTTGGGAGGTCTCCCCCGAACTCGCGGTGCAGCTCCATGAGGTGGCGAAACACATCCTCTTCACACACCCGGCCATCGGCAGACAGGGGGTGCTCTGGCGGGCTCTGCAGGAGGGCGGCCACCTTGTGGGCTCGCTCGGTCTTGCCACCGCTTTGCAGCTCGTAGATCTGCCGGATGCCCGCATCCCTTCGGCTCTTGCGCTCGACCGCCAGCGGGGCTTCGTGACGGCCCCCGCGCCGGGGTCTGAGGCCCAGGTTGCCGGTGATGTCAGTTTGCCCCTCCAGGTACAGGCGCAGCGCTTTGGCAATGAGGGTTGCAGCGCCGGGGGGCACCACGCAACCGCGCTCCAAGCATTCGGCGCCCACACGCACGGCCTCCAGGGGCGCGATCGCTGGGGCTTGCTGGTGCCACCAGGCCGGGTTCAAGTTCTGTCCGCTCATGGCTCAATCTCCTCGGTTGAATCGCCTTCGATTTCTGGGTCTTGGTCTGGGTCTGTCTGTTCGTCGGTGGCGGTGTGGCTTTCCGCAATCCCCCGCGCGATGGCTCGCTGCCACTCGCTGCGGGCGGAGCTGATCACCGCACTGATGACCTCCAGGGCCGCAGGGGGCAGGTCAGGGACCGCCTGCGGCACTTGGCCGTCAAGCCGGTCAATGTCGGCGGCCACCGCAGCGCCTGCGACTTCAAGAACGTGGTTCAGGGTGGCCCTGGGGGCGTACTGGGCGCGTTCTTTGGCGTTGCGGATCTGCCAGGCAATGCGCTGCTCTTGGGCCAGCGCGGCACGCTCTTGCACCAGGTCTAGGGGACCGTCTGGCGACAGCCGCACCCGGGCGGATTCCTCCAGCCGTTCGCAGTAGGCGCGGAGCCACTCCAGGGCGGTGCCGCCTGGGGGCAGGACGCCGGCTTTCAGCATCTCGCTGACGGCCTGCTGAGACACGCCGACCAGTTGGCCGAACTCGGCCTGGGTCACTTGTACGTTCAATGGGTGGGACACCATACAACCCCCTATGCACTCATGCGCAACAGCCCGAGAGGGCGGTGCGAATTACCCGCATAGGCACTCTCCCCAGAGGACCCAGGCCCACCGGCCCCCAGTCCTCCAGGTCGATGCCCAAGGGGTTCAGGCCTGGCACTTCTCCACCCACTACTACCCCGCCGACACACTGACAAACAGGACGAACCCAAACCCACGGCATGAGGGATGGTGATCACTCGCCCGGTCTCATGCCCTGCACATCCCCAGCACCTACTACCCCGCTGACACACTGACAAACCGGACGAACCCACGTTCTCGGCTTCAGTGCTGGCGATCTCTCGCCCGTCTCGGTCTTGCTCAGGGTCACCGCTCGCCCCCGGTTTGTCGGGTTTGTCGGTGTGTCTGCCGGGGTAGTGATATGTGGCGTAAGTCATTGATATATAAATAAATAGTTCTAATTTCATCTCTATAGACAAACCGGGCAATCAGGACAGACAGGCCGGGTTCACCTGAATCACGGTGGATGAGCGAGCGCCTGGGTTCTTCCTTTGGCGTGAGCGGACGCAATCGAGCTGGGCGAGCTTCTCAAGTGCCTTTGTCAGCTTGGTCACCGTCTTGAAGCGGCTATCCATGGCCCGCTGCGCCTGCCTTGGTGTGAATTCCTCCAGGCCGTTGCCCCTGATCCACTTGAGGACGGCCAGTGCATCGGCCTCCACTGGATCGGCGCCCAGCAGGCCGAACGCCGCCTGGGTGTGCTCGATCAACAGCCGGGCCAGCCGCACCGCATTGGCCATGGCCTCCAGGCCCACCGTGCGAACGCTGAGCCCGCCCTCTGCGAGCTGTAGCAGCGCGGCCACCCGGGCCACCGCGCCGGGCAGCTTGCTGGTCCAATCGCGGATGGCATCGAATGAGCCGCCCTCCCCTTGCTGGTCTTCAATCTCCTGGGCGAAGTCAAGCCAAAGGTCTTCGGCCAGTTCATCGAGCTGGAGAACATCGGGCTTCTCGCTCTCGCTGGCTGGTGGCGGGTAGCCCTCCAGCAGGGTCATCACCGCTGCGCTGTATTCCGCCTTCAGCTCTTCGGTGATGCGGCTGCGCTTGCGCACGTCGCGTTGGCCCACGTTGGACACGGGCACCACGTAGAAGAAGCGGGCCAGCAGGCCACTGCTGCGGAACTGGCTGGACCCTGCCAAGTCGGCCACCAGATCGGGCTGAATCATCAGATTCATGGAGACGCAAGGCCGGTCCACGAACACGGTCCTAGACGCCCGGGCCACCTTCAAGGCGCTGCCGGTGTGGCCCTTGAGAAAGACCTCAAGGCTGGCGTTTCCGCCGTTGTACAGGCCCCCCAGGATGCGGAAGATCCCCGGCTCATCGCTCATCACCGCCATGCGCCCCCGGTTCTCCGACAGCAGCCGCTGCAGGGTCTCCGGGGTCACGTCTTCGGTGAACAACAAGGGGGCCTTGATCTCGTCGGGCATCTCCATCTCTTCGCGCTCGATCTCATCGCGCAGCTTCTTGAGCTGCTCGTCGTCGGCCTTGCCCGCTTGGAGCTTGAGCGACTCGATGCGCTTGAGCGTGGTGGACCTCACCGCCTCATTGCGGGCAATCTCTCGCCGCATGCGGTCGCGCAGGAGCTTTTCCCAATGCAGCAGCGGCTCTTGAAAGGCATTCATGACCGCCGTTTTGCGGGTGCCCGAAGGGCTCACCGAAACGCCCCACAGCGCGAGCACTTCGCGGTGTGTGCCGGTGTCCACTTCGAAGCGCTTTTGCAGCAGGGTGCCCAGCACGCCCAGCGCACAGATCACCGCCATGCCTGGGGGTGTCTGGGTGCCCTCTGAGACGGCTTGCGCGAAGCGCCCCCAAACTCCAGGAAGAATACCCGTGGGTATATCTGGGGTGCGCAGCACGCCCGGCACCATGGGTTGAGGCCATTCCTCTGCCGCCACGTTGAGGGGCTCGGGCAGAGACGCGAAGGCATCCCCGACCGGCTGGGCCGCCTCGACCTGGGCCCGCACCGCGTCCAGCCCGGCAAAGGCTTGCAGGTCGTTGAAGTCGGTCCCCGGCTCGATGGTCTGGATCGTTTCATCAGCCATGGATACCCCTTGCAAAGTTGGGCGCGGCCACCAAGCCGCCCACCGCCCGGGCCGCGGCCATGGCTTGCGTGAGGCCTGGGTTGCCTGGCGTTTTAGCGTCGTCGTCCGCGCAGACCACGATGGTCAGATCGGGGAATTTGCGGTGCAGCGCAGCGGCCACTGGCAGCAGGTTGCCGGCATTGAAGGCCACGGCCACCGCCTGGCGTGTGGCCTTCCAGAGCGTGGCCCCGGTGGCGTACCCCTCACACACCAGCAGCCGCCCCGCTGGTCGCCCGATGGCGAAATAGCAGCCCGCAATCCGGCCACCCGAGAGGAAGCGCTTTGCAAGGCCATCAGGGGGGATGAACTGGAGCGAATGCAGCAGGCCGTCCGAGTCCCGCAAAGGGATCACAAGCTTGTCTCTGAGCAAGCGAATGCCGATGGCGGAGACGCCCTTTCGGCGCAGATAGGGGTGTTCGTCAGTCGCCGGCCTGGCCCTTCGCCAAAGGGCTTCAGCCCGTGCCCGGACCTCGGCCTGCACCGCCAGGCGCTCGGCCTCCCTGGCCTGGCGCATGGCAACCTGGCGCCGCCGCATTTCTGCATGGTCAGCAGCAGAGAGCTGCCGCTCGTCGTCGCCGCGCCAGGTGTGGGTCACCCCCAGTTTCCAGCTACCGAAGGCCCCCGCAGGAACCGGCTCGGAGTGCAGCACATACCAGCCGTTCAGACTGCCGGAGCGGTCCCCCTGAATCCGATACCGATGCAAGAGGCCATCGGGCACCAGGTCCAAGTCCTTGAAGGGCGCCTGGCCCGCCTGGGCCATGGCCTGCAGCATGGAAGCCCTGGCAACTGGCTTGCGCTGATCTGCGCTGCGGCTGATAATCCGCTCGTTAGTAGTTTGGTTAGCCGCCCCGGGTGTTTCCACCACCCCGGCGGCTTTCTTTTTGTCTGCGTCCATCTTGATCCTTTATCTGCCCTCATCGAGGTCAGGCACATAGCCGTCTGAAAGCTGGTCAGGCCTCCCGGGCTCAGAGACGGCCAGGACGTCGCCGGTTTGTGGGTCACACACCTGCACCACCCCTGGCCAAATCACGCGAACCAGGACCGGGGAGCCGCCTGGCCGCTTCATGACGCGCTGAAACAAGGGCTTGGCCGTCGCGTGCAGCGCAGCGAATGCCGAAGCCCGCTTGAGCGTCTTGGCCGCTTGTCGTTGGGAGGCCGCCAGGGCCTCTTCATGGACGCTTTTCATTTGGCCCCCGCCTGTTCGCATTGCTCTTGCAGCCACTTGTCAATATCCGAGCTTCTCCAGCGTGTGCAGCGGGAAGAAAACCGAATAGCCGAAGGAAACCGGCCGTCTCGCTGGGCGGCATAAATCCAACTCTTCTTGCGGCCCGTGCGCGATTCCACTTGCGCGAGGTCCAACATCTTCACGTTCGAATAATTCACTTCAGACACATTCACTCCTTCAAAGATTGGCGTGGGGCCAAAGGTCAGCGTTTGGAGATGACGCCCTAGCCTTGCGCACACCTAAATCATGAAGAGACAGTTGTCGCATTTCTAGGGAAAACTGCGACGGAATTTTTCCAATTGGAAGGTAACGGAAGCACCCGGAAGCCCATCAGAAATGTGCTATACGCCCAGATCATTAGTCTGAGTAAAAAAACGCAAACCCAATGAAATCAACCGAAATCTCGCAAATGGGTGCAACAACTACTGCACCCATTTCAATCAAATAATCTCATCGCGTACCACAGATGATTACCTATGGTGTCCGAGAGGTTATTCGACCCGAGTTCTCGTTAGGCAGGCTGTAAACAGCCGCTTTCTGACTTGGCTTCTCGTCTTTTTCCGGGGTGATGCTTGATTTGTGACTGCAGGAATACAGAGCGGGCCTGGTGCCTTGCTCGTTTGACACCATCATCGAAATGAAAACGCCCGGCTTGCTCTGCCTCGCTGTTGATGTCGTTCATTGCCTCATAGGCCAGGTCTTCAATCACGGAAAAGACCTGCGCGAAGACTTCAAGACCCCTATGCGCCTCAGGCGCCTGCATCGCGAGTTGAGAGACTGCGGCCAAAGCGTAAATCCGGTCAAAGCCGAGCTGCGAGCGGCAATCCATTGAGCGGATGTGCTCACCCATCTCCAGAATACTTTTTCCAGCCATACCTCAGGCCCTCCCCACGTGACGCGCCTGGTGGTGCCACAGTTCCGGACGGGTATTGCTAACGAATCGACGGATGATCTCCCGGCCAACACGCTCAGCAAAATCGCAGGCCCCTGCATCACCGTGGGGTGCCGGATTGGCCTGTGCGATGTGCCAGAGTTGGGCTAGGTACTGATCATCCCAGTGCTCCAAGTCACTGCTATCGATCTCGAAATGAATGATGGTCTTCGCCATGGCTCAGGCCCTCCCATCGTTGGCAGCAGCACCCAGGCTGAGCGAGCGCATGGCGTTGATAGCGGCCAGGGCCTGCACAGCCTTGCGGCTGGCCCCTGGCGCATTGGTTTCAACCTGGTTGAGATACCACAGGGCCATGCGCAGCGAATTCACTGCACGGGCATGAAGCTGGTTGAGATCGAGAGTGCCCGAAGGTGGGCAGGAAGACGGCGCAGCGCAGCGGCTGGCCTCGGTGGAAACCGTGGTCATGGGTCAAGCTCCTAATCGAGACTGAAACCCACCAATCCGCGTTTTGAAGCACGAACAGGTGGACGGGATGTTCAAAACACGCGATTAGACGTGCGCCAGGCGTTACCGCTTTGGCCATCCCGTCCGAAAACCACATAGCAGGCCCGACACAGGGCCCGCCAAAGCATAGACGTGACAAAACCTCGCTATCGGGGAGGTTTAACCGCTAATCGCAAGGGTGTTTTGAAGCACCACCCACCTAGTGGGCAAGGGAAATGTGCCACAAGCGCACCACGAAAGTCAAGCACTTTTCACCCCCACCGGGGCAACCATCGGAAAAAGGGTTTTCCGTTAAGACTGCCGGCGCAATGCATCGAGATGGTTTGCCCAAGCCTGCATCATGGCCCGACGATCCTTCAAATACAAAGCATGGTTATATGCAGCAGACACGGCGTTACGCTCTTGGTGCGCCAGTTGCAATTCGATATGTTCATGAGGAAACCCCTGTTCATGAAGGATCGTGCTAGCCACACCACGGAATCCATGGCCTGTCATCTGGCCCTTGTAGCCCATCCGCTCAAGCGCCTTCAATATGGTGTTATTACTCATCGGCTTTGAATGATCCCGTTCGCCAGGAAAAAGCAATTCACGCTCACCAGATAATGTTTTCAAAGACCTGAGAACCTCAATGGCTTGCGCAGAAAGCGGAACAATATGGACCGTTCCCATCTTCATTCCGTAGACCTTCTCCCCAGACTCATCATTGACACGGCCAGGAATTCGCCACTCTTCAGCGCCCAGATCGAAGTCAACCCATCGGGCCTTGATCAGCTCACTGGTTCGAACAAAGGTCAGGCACATCAATTTCAGCGCCATCCGGGTATATGGACCGCCCTGATAGGCCTCAATCCGGCGCAGCAGCTCGCCCAGCTCCTTTTCAGGCACCCGGGCATAGTTCTGCTTACGCTTGGCCTTCAAAACGTCTGAGGGCTTGATGTCGGCGGCAGGGTTTCGCTCCACCAGGTCATGAGCAACGGCGTACCGCAGAATCTGACCAGAGGTCTGCAGCAGCCGGTGGGCAAGATCAATGGCCCCACGGTCCTGCACCTTCTTCACCAACTGGGTCAGGTCACGGGCTGAAATCTCTTCGGCGGGTCGCTTTCCGATTTCAGGGAATAGATCAGTCTCCAGCCGGCGCCAAACATAGTCGGCATGGCGGGCGCTTTTTCCATCGCTCCAATGGTCAAACCATTTCTTTGCGACAGCTTGAAAAGTGTTCTCAAGGCCAATCGCTCGCTTGGCCTTTGCAGCCTTCTTGACCTCCATGGGGTCATCACCCCCAGCAAGCAGCTTCCTAGCCCCGTCACGGGCCTCACGAGCCTCTGCAAGCGATACCTCTGGATAGGACCCAACGGCCAGGCGCTTCTCCACCCCATCAACCCGGTACTTCATGTACCAGTGCTTGCCGCCAGCCTTGGAAACCTCCAAATACAGGCCCTTCTCATCGGTGAACCGCACCCGGGGGCGCTCAGGTGGACAGGTGGCTTTTCGACATTGCAGCTCGGTGATGGGCATGGATGAGGGGGCAAAATTTTGGGGATCAGGGGGTTGATCCCCAATTGCCCCCAATTCTGCCCCTCAAAAGTCGTGGATTCAAACGTCCTCATCCGGACGCAAATGGACGAAAAAAAACCCCGTCTCCTCTGGGAAGACGGGGTTTTTAGGACTCATCCGGACGTATCCGGAAGTATCACTGGAGGAGAGAGAGGGATTCGAACCCTCGATACAGCTTAACTGTATATCGGATTTCGAGTCCGACAGAATATGTATTCCATCTCGTTGATCGACGTTGATGAAATCATTAGAAATCAACATGTTACGTGTAATTTTAAATATTCAACCTTCAGTCAAAAGTTGAATAGAATGCCTTGAAATTGATCTAATTTGCCTACAGATTGCCTACAGATTTCAAGACACCATGAGCGAACAAAAATCCCGAGCCCGCCTGACAACAGGC